CTGCCCGCAGCTGGGCGAGACGCTCCGGCGTCACGAAGCTACCACGGGCTTGCGGAACCCGCGGCCCGGCGGGCGGAGGTACGCCATCTGACCGATGGTCAGCGGAGTGTTCGCGGTCGGCTGCTGCTCGACCTGCACGCCGAGCTTCACCGGCCAGGTCGTCACCAGGTCGCCGGCCGCGACCGGGTCGTCGAACGGCACACCGCGCCGCTCGACAAAGTAGCCGACGCTGCCCTTGACCAGGGTCAGGGCGGCCTCGTCCTCGGCCGGGGTGTCCGGGTTGGTGACGTACACGATTGGGATGCTGGTCGACGTGCGGCCCGGGCTGGAGAAGTCCTCCGTCGAGCAGAGCCGCGGGTCGTTGGCCTGCGCCTCGGTGATGCCCGGGTTCCAGCCGGCGTCAGTCAGGTAGCAACTGACGTCGAGCACGGTCGGGTCGGTGAGTTCGCTGAGGGCGGGCTGGTCGGGGTCTGCCATGGACGTGACCCACAGCACCAGCACATTGCCGTCGCTCACGACGGATGCCGGCTGCGTCATCGTTTACTCCTCTGTCTCAGCCGGCCGGGCTGGCCGGGTTCCTGCATGGCCTCGCCGCCCCAGGGGCAGGAGGGGTTTCGGGTTCCGCGCCCCACGCGCGCGGCGGCGCCGGCCGCGGATTTCGACCACGGCGCCGATGGCCTCGAGGTGGTCGAGGCGCTCGAGTGGAATGTCGAACCGGTGCCCGGTGGCGGTGCTCTTCACCCAGCACCAGACGGTCACGACCCGCCGACTCCGTTGTCGGACTCGAGGCGGTACGTGTCGGTGATCGTCACGTACTCGGTGCCGGTCGACTGGTCGGGCCGCGGGTCGTCGCGGGACAGTTCGGACCGGATCGGGTACACCGACCGGCCGAGGATGACCGGCCGGACGTCGAGCCAGGCGGCAGCCACCAAGTCGGAGACGGCCCGGGCGGCGATGTCGTTGGCGCCGACACAGTGCGCGTAGGACCGCATCCGGAACCGGGTCGACAGCATGGTGAGCCGGCCGCCGAGGGGCCGGTCGGCGGCGAAGTGGACGGACACGAACGGCGGCGGCGTGCCGGCCGGCACGATCGTCGGGCCGCCGCCCTCCGCCGGGAACACGACCAGGTCGGCGCCGACGTCGTACAGCAGGTCGAGCATCGCGGCGGCGTGGTCCTGCAGCCAGCCGTACAGCTCGGTCATCCGTACCGCTCCACCAGCCGGGCCGCGAGGTCCTCGCATGCGTCGTAGAAGCGGGGCTCCTCGGCGTCCAACGCGGGTTCGTGATGCGGGTGCGGCGCGTTGTTCTCCGATCCGTACTCGAGCAGGTTCCCCAGGCCGCGCTGCAGTCTGCCTTCGGCAGGCCCGATCTCGGCCTCGATCCAGCCGTCGCCGGTCTCGATGTCGTAGTTGATGGAGGCCGGGTAGTGCTTGGCGTGGGCGGGTCCGGGCGCCAACCGCCGGGCCTCGGTCTTGATGTTGAGGGCGCCTTTGGAGACGACCTGCTCGCCCTCGGCCATGGCGTCGGCGCCCGCGCGCGCGAGCACCGTCTCCCACGCGCGCAGCTCGGACGCGTCGATGGAAGCGGTCGCCATCAGGTCGCCTCCTCCACACCCAGCCGGCGGACGGTCGACTCGCTCTTCGCCGACTCGTCCCGCACCACCATCACCGTGTTCACCAGGTCCGGATCGTTGACGCAGGTGTTGCACACAACCCGGTCGCCCTGGCGGACACCGGTCGACGTCGCGACGGGCAGCTGCAGGACCCGGGACCGCATCACCTGCGGGTCGTCGGCGGTCGGGGTCGCGTCACGGCTGAACGCGAGCAGCTCCTGGAACCGGCACGGCCCGGAGTAGACGCTCGTCGTCGTCTGGGTGACCTGCCCGGTGGTCGGGTTGGTGGTGGTGCCGGTGACGCGGCTGATGGTGCAGGTGTCGGTCATGCCGGCCAGCGCGGCGGCGCGGCCCATCGCGAGGACCGACGAGCGGCTCATCGGTTTTCGCCGACCAGGGCGGCCATGCGGACCCGGTCACGGGCGGTGGCGTACCGCTTGTACAGCTTCCGCCCAGCGGTGCTTCCCACTGCGCGGGACTGCCGCGGCTGGGCGGGGTGCCACAGGTGCCACAGGTCGGCGGTGCCGCGCCACGGCTTCCCGACCAGGCGGAACAGGCACACGTTCCACGCCTCGTCCTCCTGGCCCCAGCCGACGAACCGGGGGTCGATCGGGGCGGCCTCATACGTGGCGCGGGTCATCACGGCCATGCCGCCCCCGGGCTGGCCCGGGTAGGGGCGCTGCTCATAGGTGAGGTGCGTCCGTACCGTCGGCCAGGCACCGGTCGCGTACACCTCCCGCGACGCGTGGTCGGTCAGGCGCAGGACCCGGTGGTGCGGGACGGCCCACGCCGCGCCCGCGTTGACAGCGTTCACAGCATCGGTGACGCCGTCGCACCACACGTCGGCGTCGGCCATCACGATGACGTCCCCCGTCGCGCGGGCCAGGGCGTCGGCGACCGCGGCGCCCTTCGACCAGTCGCCCGACGCATCGCCGGTCACGATCTCCCACCCGGTCCCGGCCCACAGCCCGGCCAGATACGACCAGGCGGCGGCGCGCTCCGGGCCCGACTCGCGGTAGGGGACGAGCACCGACACGGCGACCTGCGCGGCCCGGCTGGCAGCCTTACGAGGCTTCGCCGCGGACGTAGACGACATCGCGCACCTCCCCGCCGGTGTGCGTGGTCCGGCCGAACGCCCACCGCTGGATCCAGTCATAGTCCCGGCCGTACCGGGCCACCTCCCGCCAGCCGCGCGAGGTCATGTAGGCCGTCATCGCCTCATAGGGCGGCGACAACGACGGATCGTCCACAGTGCACGTCTCGACCATAAGCAGCCGCAAAGTGGCCCAGGGCGCCGCGGCCAGAACCTCAAACTCGTGACCCTGGACGTCGATGACAGCCGCGTCCGCGTCGGGTGCGACGTCGTCGAGGCGGCGCACGGAAACCAGCTCGGCGCGGGCCGGGACGCCGCCGGGGGCGGCCGCGAGGCTGGCCATGTTGGTGCGTTCCGGAATGTTCAGAAACGCCTCGCCCTGCTCGGCGCCGCACGCGGCCTCCACAACCGTGATCCGGTCGTCGCCCAGATGCCGGGTGCGGAGCCTGCCGGCCAGTACGGGATTCGGCTCGACGAGCGTCAGCCGGGCAACGCCGGCCGTGAGATAGCCGGTCGCCTCTTCGCCGTCGTGCGCCCCTACGTGGACGAGGTGGGCGATGTTGTGTTCGGCGACGATGGCGGCGAAGTCGGTGCGGATACTGGCCGCGGAGGGCGCCGCGGCGGTGGGGCGCGGCTTGCGTACCCGCTTCGGTTTCGGCGCCGGATCCGGCGGGGGGGTCGCGCGCCCGAACGCCGGGTGCCGCTCCCAGTCGGCCGGCACGTCCAGGTCGTCTGTCAGGTCGTCCACCTCGGCCCAGATGGGGCGCTTGACGACATGCTGCCCGACCGGCGTTGCCTGCCACAGCCGCAGCAGCACCCAGCCCGGCGGACGCAGACACTGCCCGGTCTTGCGCAGCCGAGCCACCTCGGCCAGGTGTAGATCCATCTGGCTGTGTCGCTGGGGACCCCAGGACGCCGCGAAGATCTCACCGTAGGGACAGCCCGTGTGCCGGCTCGCCCGGTACCGGCCGAACACGCGGTACGCGGTGGGTGACCCGGCGGCGATGACACTGAGGGCCTCGTCGGTGAAATACACGTCACCGAGCAGCAGCACCGTCCGGTCGTCCGCGGACCACAGGTCGCGGGTGCTGGTGTACTCGTTGCCGGAGCCGTCACGGACGTGACGGGTGGCCCCGCCGCACGCGGCGGCATACCGGTCGTCGTCGGGAACGGTCACGTGCACGTCGTCGGTCAGCGTGAGCGCCTGGCGGACGGTCCGCGCGAGCAGCGTCTCCCCGTCGTTGGTCGGGGCCAGGTGCGAGGACGGCAACCCGAGGTGTCCAGCCCACCGGGGTTGCGGCCCGGCCGCTGCGATGATCACCCGCAT